TGACTTAGTATTTTTTAATCATAATTCAAAACCACAACGAATCAACGCAGAGAGTTATTATGTTGATGTGTTGTGGACACAAGAAGTACTTGAAAAGGTTGGCTGTCATAAAAATTTAAAAGTAGGTTGGATGATAACAGCTGGTGTTGGATCTCATATGAACCAACCCGAATTTTCACCATACTTTAATAATAAACATAGTAGGATTTATCTTTGTGAATTTAACTCCTGGTTACATGAAGGTGTATTCTTTACAGTAGATCCAGCAGAGCCTTCTCAATGGACCGCAGGTGAAGTTAAACAAGAAGTTATGAAGTTAGCAGACTACATGTTGAAAGATGTACAGGGTCGAGACATGTATAAAACTCGACTTGGGAAACCCCCAGAAATGAATGAACAACTTCAATGGGTAAACGTGAAACATAATCCTAAAAAGAGAACAGGGAAACCAAAAGACTTACCACACAGCGATCCTTTTATATATGATTAGGTGGGGCATATCAGCATACAACCATAACGCAGCCCTTTCCGTTGTTGATGGAGACGAGATACTGTTCGCATCTGAGTCTGAACGATATAGTGGAATAAAGAACGATGCAAACTTACCTGATGAGTTAATACAAGCAGCATTAAAATTCGGCGAACCAGAAGATATTAATTGGTATGAGAATAATAAACTAAAAAACCTTAGGCGATTATACGCAGGACAAAAACTTAAGCGCCTCCCTCTACACCCATATTTAAAGAAACGCAAAATAAACTTTCATACACACCATACTACACACGCAGCGGCAGGATTTTATACTAGTCCATATCAAAACGCAACAGTTCTCGTTATAGATGCTATTGGAGAGTTTACTACTACAAGCATATGGGACGGAGTTCCTCATCACGGCTTACATAAAATATGGAGTCAACGATACCCGACATCGTTGGGATTGTTTTACTCTGCTATTACACATAGATGCTACCTAAAGCCAAATGAAGAAGAATATATTTTAATGGGTATGGCTGCGTACGGCGACCCTAACAGATATTATAAACCGATGAGAGATTTATTAGACACTAACCTACATAAAGGTTGTCGCAATTTTCTACCTCATGTTAAAGACTATTATGACTTTGCAGCCTCAGCGCAGAAAATATATGAAGAAGAATTTGAGAAGTTAGTTGTCAAAGCAAAATTAATGTTACCCCACAATGAAAACTTAGTAATTATGGGAGGGTGTGCATTAAATTGTGTGGCTAATAATTTAGCATTAAAGCATTACGATAACATTTGGATAATGCCAGCTCCTGGAGACTCTGGTTCTTCGTTAGGAGCAGTACTAGCATCCACACAAGAACACGTTAATTGGAGAGGCCCTTATCTCGGCCACAATATTGAAGGTGAATATCCTGTGCAAAAAGCTTTAGGTGAGTTGTTACAAGGCAACATGGTTGGAGTAGCAAATGGACGAGCAGAGTTTGGGCCACGAGCATTGGGTAATAGAAGTTTGTTTGCAGACCCTAGAGGCGAAGACATTAAGGACAAGGTTAACGCAATAAAAAGACGACAAGAGTTTAGGCCGTTTGCACCTGTTATAATGGAGGAGTATGCTGGAACATGTTTTAATATGCCAGTAAGCGACTCGCCTTATATGCAGTACGTTATACAATGTACAAAGAAAGAACTGTACCCAGCAATATTGCACGCTGACGGCACGTCTAGGGTTCAAACTGTTAACAAAGAACAACATCCAGGGTTATATAAGCTCCTAAAAACGTTCTATATAAAAACAGGGTGTCCTATGTTACTTAATACAAGTTTAAACATCAAAGGTCACCCTATGGTAAATACGATAGAAGACGGTAATAGATTTGAGGAGCTGTATAATGTCAAAGTTTTTTAAATTTCCAAATATTCCCATCGAGTATTGGAGAGAAAACGATGTAGCTTATCAATTCCAACATCGCATGTGGCAATCAGATCCTGATATTTACCCCAACAAACGTAAAGACGGCGATCCAGGCGTACAGCCTTCTCAAGTAAATAGGGTGTTGCCTATATCAAACAAGGTACCAAGAGTATGGTTTTTCGGAGATAGCTTTGTACAATTCCCTAGTGAAAATATTTGGAGTCATATAACTAAGAGACTTAATTGTGTTCACACAGGCGTAGGCGGTGGGGGTATAGTAAAATTGTATCACTCTTTAATGGTGTGTAAAGAATACATGGAACCAGAAGATAGAGTTGTAATTTGTTATAGTCACCCCTGTCGAGATGTACTAGCTAGTGGACATAGAGGAAGATATACCCTCGATCCCATTCCTCAGAGGATAATTGATAACGAAACAGCGGCCGCAGGTTCAATTACAGACGGTATCTGTACAATTAGCAAATCTGAGGACAATAACTACATGTGGCAAGAGGGGTGGGAAACAAAAACCTCCGCCTCATACGAGGATAAAGATTTGCGTGCCAAAGTCCTGAAAGACTATACCTCATATGTAAACAACGTAAAGTGGAAACACGGAGACTCTCTTAGATGGCACGCTATTGTAACATCAATAGAGTCCGTAATTATACCTAACTTAGTAACTCCCTTTGTTTCAAGATTTTCTTGCTTTGAAAACAGTTTAAATAAGCGACTCACACACCGACATCACCGTATAGACATACCAAGTAGCATAGAAGATCTGTATCCTTTATGGACGTTTGCTCAGAAAAATGTTATAGATTTTAATCTATTTGATGCTACCAAGAGCCCAAATCATATGACTGATGATTGTGTATCTGCATTCTTATTAACGTACAAAAAAGAGTTAAGAAAACTCCGTCTAGATTCGATATAAAGTATAAATAAAAATAAGATGGCTAACATACTACAGTTCCCAGAAAAGACACTTTTACCCGTAGTAATACAAGGGTACCGGATGTCATTCTATTCTGAAACCGAAATAGATTTAGCCCTCCTATGTGTAAATACATGGGGCTTTCAACAGAAAGGTTACACAAGAAGAGACTTATCTTCTATAGACCCATTGTACATAAAAGAATGTTTGATACGGGGCTATAACTCCGATCTCATAGCATTACCAGGTAAGAAGCTTATAAATAAGATTATAGACGGGATGGAAGCTATTGAAGTACCATCCAGAAAAATGTGATTACAGGATAGATAATGCCAATATATAGTTTTCAAGATAAACAAGGTGTAGTTTGGGACGACATGATGTCGTATGCCGACAAGCTAATATACCTCGAAGCAAACCCAGATATAATTTCAATCATAACTAAAGCTCCAGCTATCGCAAGCTCACGCGGCGGTGATAGAACTAAACCCCCTGCAGGATTTCAAGACGTGTTATCAAGAGTAGCAGACGCTAACCCATATTCTAATATGGCAGATGATTACGGCAAAAAGGACCCAACAAACGTTAAGCTAAGAGAAACGGTAAAGGGTGTCAAAAAGAAAGTAGGAGATCTTTACGGAGTGACAACAAAGGAGGCACCACCGGTATAAAATATATTATGTTAGGAGCAGTCCACAGTGGACTGAATAGATTTTAAACTAACAGGAGATAACCCAAATGGCTAGAAGAAACCTTCAACTAGTTCAAGACCAACAAAAGCAAAATTCACGGAGATCAACTCCACTCAAAGTTACAGAACACGACCTTAAACGGTTCGATCCAATTACAGATACACAAAACCAGTTCTGGCAAAAATACAAAAGAAAACAAGCATTACTATTACACGGTTCAGCAGGAACCGGTAAAACTTTTATTGCGTTATACAAGGCGATGGAAGATGTTATGCACAGAGGCGGCCCATACAGTAAACTAATAATTGTTAGATCTGCTGTTCCTTCAAGAGAGATAGGCCACTTGCCAGGCGATTACGGTGAAAAGATAGACGTGTACTCTATACCATATCAGAATATGATGGACGAGTTGTTCGCAGACAAAGAGAAGCCATACGATCGGCTAATGGAACAAAAGAAGATCTACTTTATGTGTACATCATTTGTTAGAGGTATTACATTAGATAACTCTATTGTGGTAGTTGACGAATGTCAGAATATGAGCGACATGGAGATTAACAGTATTATGACAAGGATTGGCCACAATTCTAAGATCATATTTTGTGGGGATTTCAGACAGACTGACTTATACAAGAGCAACGACAAGTCCGGACTTAAGAAATTCATACAAATAGCTGAGAGTATGCCATCATTTGACACAGTAGAGTTCGGCCCTGAGGATATTGTACGCTCAGAACTGGTAAAAGAGTACATTTTGGCACGGGTAGCATGGGAAGATTTACACGAAAACACCTAACCTATTGATTTTACTAGCAAAAAGAGTTGAAATCTTTTTAAAATAATGCTTGACATATGGTCCAAAACCCTGTATACTTACGGTATATAATGAAGAAACAAACTAAAATAGTGAGGACTAATATGTTAAAAGAAGAACTAGTAAACAAGGTTGAGCAGTTATGTGCAGATCTGAAGATGGAAGGGGATTTACGTCACCCAAATTTGGCGAAGTATAAATCATATACTTTTAGTGTAGGTAAAAAATACATTAAAATTATATCAGCAGACACGTTTAACGTATCAGCTGGTGGTTGTGAAAGCCAGAGTGTTTGGGGATTTGTTAATATTAACGAATTTGTCAAAGAACGTAAAATGGCAAATGGTATTAAGAAAGTTACTTTTAAAGAAGGTGATGTTTTATTAGCAGCAGGTTGGAATACTCCAGCATTGAATACACCTAGAGGTAACATCCTAGGTAATTATGCAATTGATGGCTCGAACCAATACGGTCCAAGCTACACATTTAGAGAGAGTAATTAATATGAATATATTTGATACTAACAAATCCCCCCAACAGAAGTTGGACGAAGCTTTTGACAGAGAGTGGAAATTCTTAGAACAGGCAGGGAAGGTTACAAACTTCCCTGGCCTTCAAGATGAAGGTGATACCGATTGTTTATGTGGCTTGCCACTAGACAATTCAGGCCCAGACTGTTACTCACATATGACGAAAGGATATTAGAATGATTAGATTTATGTTAGGATTTGTGATTATCATGGGCGCTGCCGGTGGGCTGGAAAAAGACACCATGGACATATCCCAAATGTTATTATGGAGTACCCTAGGCTTGTTGTTAATGGGCTGGGCTGCTTCTTCGTTGAATAAAGAAGAGGAAGAAGATATTGTTTAATCATATACCCGTTGAAGTAGCACAACTTAAACGAAAGAATACAGAAAACGGAAGGCGGTATGAAACACCTTCTGGTGTATTATATCCTTCTGTAACCACAATACTATCACACAAATCCAAGCCATTTATACAAGCTTGGCGTCAGCGTGTAGGTGAGGCAGAAGCTAATCGTATAAGTAATGTTGCTTCTACAAGAGGAACAAAAATACATACCCTATGTGAGGATGCACTCAACAATAAAGATGAGGATGTATCTAAACTTAGTATTCTCGATCAAGAGATGTACAGGGAGTTCCGCCCACTATTAAATGATATAGATAATATACATTGTTTAGAAGGCACCTTATATTCAGATCACCTAAGACTAGGTGGGCAAGTAGATTGCATCGCTGAGTACAAGGGTAAGCTTTCTGTAATAGATTTTAAAACATCTAAGAAGAAGAAAACCCGTTCACAATGCTATAGTTATTTTATGCAGTGTGCTGCTTATGCCATTATGTTTGAAGAAAGAACAGGAATCCCTGTAAGTCAAACAGTAATACTAATGGCTCAGGAAGATGATGGCCCAGCAATATGGGTTGAAAAGAGAGATGATTTTGTACCACAGTTAATTGAGACTAGAGATGCGTACGAAAATGAAAACAAAGAAGTGGTAGAGATCAATAACGATATGATGGCACACTTAGCTAACTCTGCTTCATAAAAGTCAAGACGCTCTTAGCTCAGCTGGATAGAGCAACAGCCTTCTAAGCTGTGGGTCAGTGGTTCGAATCCACTAGGGCGTACCAATATACAACAAAGGATTATAATGCCTAAGAAAGACAGGATACCATTAAAGGGTGGCGACGAATACGATGCACTTACAAATGCTCGTAAATATTATGTTTATCTAACCCGATCAGGTGTTGCAAAAAAGATTAAACAGCAATACAATAAAAGATTTAGAAGACAACGAAAGGAAGACTTGCGTAAAGGTGACGATGAATAATACTATTTACACCATAAATACATAAAAGTTACAAATACATTATCGTAAATAGAGTCACTTTGTATAAATAAGAGTGTTATAACGTGGTTCTATACTACATTATAACAAATTAATATAAACATCTAAAACAATAGGAGAGGTTTCATGACTACTGCCACATTCAGCAATGTAGCGAAGCACATGAAAACCAACGTTGAAAGGCTTAGGGAGAATGACAAGGTTTGTCTTATCTGTGATGCGGTTCAATTAGTAGCGATTATGGCGGCTCCGTTACTATTGCCCATAGGTATCATATACGCTACAAGTACGGGTATTTAAATTCAGAACGTAGACTGAATAGGTGTCGTAAGGCACCTTTTCTTTATCTAGCTTTTATGGTGTTCTTCACTCTTTACAAATACATGCTTTTAAAGTATAATAAATACTATTGTTCGTTGATACTTACGAATAAAGTTTTCTGGACCCGGGTGCAATTCCCGGCTCCTCCACCAATAAAAAATGAGGGGGAGAATTAGGATCGACAGGGAATAATAAGGTAAGTGGAGAATAAGTCAAGGCGGAAGACTTGTTGGTATTTTCCAACGCAGAAGCAAACAAACTAAATGCAGAAGCAAATGGTTACGCACTAGCGGCATAAGCTAGTCGGGGTATGGGCACCACCCTGTTACAATAGGGCCCACTATTAAAGGAGGAACCATATGAAGTTATGGATAACAGTACCGATGATATTGTTTATGATGATCGCAGAAGAAGTAAATGCTACAATGAAGAATAAAGAAAAGATTGTAACTACAACACAAGAAGAGGTAAATTGTTTAGCTGAAAATATATATTTTGAAGCTAGAGGAGAATCAACACCAGGCAGAATGGCTGTCGCTCTTGTTACATTAAACAGAGTAAAGGATAATAGATTTCCAGACACAGTTTGTGGAGTAGTTAAACAAACCAAGTATTACCCTAGCGGGAAGATAGATTTACATTCGTGCCAATTCAGTTGGTATTGTGATGGAAAATCTGACAAAGTAAGAGACTACAAGGTGTGGGAAGACATACATTTAATAGCAGAAGTAATGTATGAATACGAGTCAGTAGACGTCACACAAGGAGCACTGTGGTATCATAGTCCTGCGGTTAAACCCAAATGGTCTATGGTTTATAATAAAACAGTAAAGATAGATAACCATATCTTCTATAAAGATGTTGACTAAAGCAGTTAAAGGTCGTATAATAAGCACATGTTAACAGATAAACCAAATGTAATTGTAACAGGCGGGTGTGGATTTATTGGTTCCCACCTAGTTCGTAGACTATCAGAACAAGGGTTCTTTGTAACCGTAGTTGATGATAACAGAACAGGAAAAGTATTCGTTACTCATAACAACGTCGAATACCATAACTGTGATGTGAAGGATTTTAATCCTCATCAAAGTTTTATAGAGCCACCCGTCTGTATTTTTCATTTAGCAAATAGCCCTAGAGTTCGTAGAGCTTTAGAGTATCCTACAGAAACAATAACAAATAATGTTAGCACAACATGTGCAGTAGCAGATTGGGCAAGAGTATTTAATTGTAAATTATATTTTGCTACATCTTCTAGTACACAGTATGTAGAGTCACAATCAAATCCATATACATTTAGTAAGGTGGTGTGTGAATCTACATTAGACTTATATAAGAGACTCTATTCATTAGATTATGTTTTAATGTTTTTCTACAACGTGTATGGGCCAGGTGAAGCAGACTACGGTGAGTATAGCACAGTTGTTAGAAAATTTAAACAAGATTATTTGAAAGGACAACCTTTAACAATATACGGAACAGGTAAGAAGGAAAGAGACTTCACTCATGTAGACGATGTTGTACAAGGTATGTTAGAGTTATTAGCAGATCCAGGCGTTCCTAATACGGCACACTTTGGCTCTGGAGATCCTCAAACAATCTTATCAATAGCAAAATGCTTCGATCACCCTATGGTACATTCTTTCGATAGGCAAGGTGAAGCTCAGAGAACGTTTTGCGAACACCCTTACATTGGTGCAACACATAATGTACACAATTATATTAATGAATGGATAGACAGGAATAAAACTTATGATGCCACCCAGAATAATCGTGGATAACACGATAGAAATGACAAAAGAAAAAATATCAGATATATTTTTAGTTACAAAGGAGTTTCATACTCCTACAGAATTTTCACAATACATGGAGCGAATGGCTTTTAATAGTAAAATATCTAATATGGATGCTGTATGTGATTACTGTATTAAAAAAGAAATTGAAATTGAGAGTATAGGAAAGTTCCTCACATCCAACTTAAAAAACAAAATTAAAGAAGAAGCATTAGAATTAAATCTTCTAAAAGAAAAGAAACGCGCTAAGCTACCTTTATAAAATGGATCCTTTTGACGTATATAAAATCTACCTCGCTGTGAAGTTGCACTTTACTACAGAGTCTTATGATATTACCAAACACAAGTTTGCTACAAGAGGAAAGCGAGAAACTTTTCTTAAGCGTAAAGACTTATTGGTACTTCGTAAGATGGCTAGGGATTACGACAGGAAGGACATAATAGACATATTAGTCGCTAACTTTGTTAGTGGCAAACGTTGGCACGGAATGTTTGATTCCGAGGCAATGGAAACATACAACATTTGGAAAGCTAACAAACAGAAGTTAGCATATACATTTGAACAGGATCTGAACACCATTCAATTAAGAATGGAACAAGATAATATAGAAGACTCCACTGTGGCAAGTGGACACCCTCTTATATTTAAACTGCTACTTGGTAAACAAATAGCAATAGAAACCGTAGTTATACTGAATAAAGGATTACAGTTTGTTAATGAATATAAGGACGATCTTATACTAAAAGATACAGTTCTTATGGTGAACAAGTATACTCCCTTTATGGGAAAGAATACCAATAACCTTCATTTAAAGCATCTAGGCCTTATAAATATAATTGCAAGAACTAGAAATAGTTCTTATACAACGTAAATACAACGCAAATACAGGAGAATACATATGTCGTTTAGTACACTTTCGGAGCTTCGGAATTCACGAGGCAAATTTGACAACCTAATGAAGGAAGTCGAAAAAATATCAAACCCAACATCTAACTTTTCAAAGGGTGATGACAGGGAATGGAAACCAACAGTAGATAAAGCAGGAAACGGTTATGCCGTTATCAGGTTTTTACCTGCACCTCAAGGCGAGGATATGCCATGGGTTAGGATCTGGAATCATGGATTTCAAGGACCTGGCGGTAAGTGGTATATTGAGAACTCTCTTACTACACTTAATAAACAAGATCCAGTTTCAGAATTAAACTCTGAATTATGGAACTCGGGTATTGAGTCGCAGAAGGAAATTGCTCGTAAGCAAAAGAGACGTCTTAGTTATTATGCTAATATAATGGTAGTAGAGGATAAAGCAAACCCAGCTAATGAAGGACAAGTATACCTTTATAAGTTTGGTAAAAAGATCTTTGACAAAGTTAAAGATGTTATGCAACCTCAGTTTGAAGACGAGACCCCAGTCAATCCTTTTGACTTTTGGGAAGGCGCTAACTTTAAACTAAAAATCAGACAAGTAGAAGGATATCGTAATTATGATAAAAGTGAATTTGAAAGTCCTTCTTCTATATCTGATAATGATGATGAAATTGAAAAGGTTTGGGCTAGACAACACAGCTTAGCTGGCGTAGTCGCTCCAGAACAATTCAAGACCTACGAAGAGCTTAAATCCAAATTGGACATGGTCCTAGGCGGAAAGACAGCTAGATCGGCAGAGTCGATTTAATCTCAGACTGATGACGCAGAAGACGCTAAC